GGGGGGAATTTACCTGTTTTTTATTTTTTTTTAAAAAGTTCTTGCAATTATCATTTTTTTGGCGTATATTTACGTATAGAAAAATGAAAGCAGACAAGAAAGTGGCAACCAAGCATTGTTCAAACTACGGGAAAGGGCGGAAACGTGGTATGTGTGATGGTGTTATGTTTTCCAGGAACGAAGAAGGGCGGCTGAATTTCTGGGTTGACGAAGATTTCCATAAAAAAGCTTGTATTGCTGATAAATGTGTCTATTTCAAAAATATTGTACTACCTGGGGTTTCAGCATGACTAAATTTGAAATGGTAGAAAAAGAACAATCAATTCTCGAAGAAGCTCAAAGGCTTGTGAACGGTGACAGGGGCAAGAATTATGGGCATCCGATTATTGATTTTACTCGTAGTGCTAAAATGTGGTCAGCTATTCTTGGGACTAACATCTCTCCACAGCAAGTTGGGCTTTGCATGATAGCGATTAAGCTTAGTCGTGAATGTAATGTCCACAACAGAGATAATTTAGTAGATTGCGCCGGCTATGCTCTCACAGTTCAAATGATAGAGGAGTACAATGGATAAACGAAGGAAACTAAAAAAAGATACAAAGTATGCAGTCTGTTGGCATGATGCATATCAAAGCAGTGGATGGTCAGATGAAGATGATATTTTGGATGTTATGACTAATGGCTTCAGAATAGAGACTGTCGGATTTTACGTTGGAGAGAAAAATGGCTATATGGCATTTGCTCAAGACGTAAAGAGAATAGAAGAAGGACGCTCACATGGAAAATATGGCTCAGTATTTGCAGTACCTACAACATGGGTAGAAAAGATAAGGGAGCTAAAATGAGCATTAAATGGTCAGATGATGAAATAAAGATACTTTCTCAGTTCGAGACTACGGCTAAAAGTGTCTATGTGTTGTATCAAGAGTTAATTAATTCTGGATACAATCGTACATACAAGGCAGTTAAGAGCAAAATAGAGACAATGCCCTTGCGTAAGCCTGAAAGGTACAAAACAGGACATGGAAAGAAAATAGGGTATTTCGACATAGAGGCTTCAGGGCTTGTAGGAAATTTCTCTATTATGCTTTCATGGGCTATAAAGACTCGTGATGAGAATGAAGTATTGCATAGTGTAATTCATAAAGAGGATATTAACTCTGGATTAATGGATGCAAGGCTTGTAGAGGAGTTAATGGACGCAATGCGCCAATATGATGTCTTATGCACATTTTATGGTACGAATTTTGATATTAGATACACTCGTACTAGAGCTTGTGCTCACGGCATAGCATTCCCCCATTATCGTGAAATGCAGCATAAAGACATCTACTATCAAGTTAGAAGGCTATTTAAGCTTCATTCTAACAGTTTGGACTCTGCATGCGAGTTTTTCGGGATTAAGGGAAAGACTAGACTTAAGCCAAAGATTTGGAATAGGGCTAAGTATGGAGACGAGAATGCGTTAGAATATATCGTAAAGCATAATATTGCTGATGTACGCATACTTGAAAGGCTTCATAAAAAGATTGAGCGCTATAATACACCAATCGTACAACCCCTGTAAATAGGAGGAACGCATATGCACGAGTTGGTAAGCAGGCTATTCGGAGGGAAGTGGAACGGAGATTAAATAATCGTGGTTGGGAGTAATAGCCTGGATGAAGGAAAGAGCAATAAATGATGTTGTATGCAAAGTATATGACAGCATCAGCGAGTTTGCTAAGCATGCGGGAAATGGTGATGCAGTTGTCAAGAATTGGCGTGAAGCGGAAGAAGATGACTGGGTTCTGACAGATGATGAACAAGTGTGCCAAGTGCTTTATAAGGGTTCAATGCAACCAAATAGGATGGATAGACGTATTCCATACATTAGAACGCTTTTTGGTACATTCCTGCAAACACCAGCAGTTGAGATACGTGGAGATATCGTAGATAACATATGGAGCTTTTCCAATAGAAAAAAGAGTGAGATACACAATAAAAGGACAGAGCCTACACGTGGGGAGCAAATGTTTGCATGGTACGTTGCAAGAGGATTACCACCGAATGATGCATATATTAAAGCATTCCCTACGAATAAAAAGCCGTATGCTACGCTAATGGGACAAAAGTTAATGAAAACGGAGCGTGTGCAGGGGGCCATACGACAAGAGATAGAAGGTTTGCTGGATAATGCTGGTGTTTCTAAAACAGAATTAATTAAATCTGCAAATGAAATTGCAGGTAGTGCAGATTCCGATGCTACACGTTTGAGAGCAATAGAATATCTACTTGGACTGTTTGGTGTTAGTCCGAAGCAAGAAAAGAAATCAGAGTCTATTACGCTATTTCAGGGATTTACAAAAGAACAAATTGCAGAAATCGAGGCGGGTGGTGGTGCAGAAGTCAAAAAAATCAAAGCCAGTGTTGATAGCGGATAATTTAGTCTTTAAGGGCCCGCCGGATAACACATGTGTTGTTTGTGATAGGGAGCTGGGCAAAGTAGACCAAGAGCCCATGTTTGGGATGTTTGGGAACCCAATGGGCTGGAAGTGTAATATATGCAACAGTATGTACGACCTTGAGGGCGAATTGATGTTAATAGGGGATTTTAAGTCTACAGTAAGAGGTGAAACATAGTGCCGTACAAAAGAGTGGGAAAAATTGTTTATATCAAGAAGGGTGGCAGTTGGAAGAAGAAAGCTGCTGCAAAGTCTATAGCAAGTGCAAAGAAAATGATTAATCTTTTAAGGGCGAAGAAACATGGGTGAAAGCGCAAAAAATAGCGCAAATAGAGAAAAAATTTTAGCAAAAGCGTATAAAGACCTTATTTATTTTGGTAAGGTCTTTCTTCCTAATGATTTCTTACATAAAAGCGAATCTCCTCCGTTTCATCATGAAATCGGTAAAAAGTTAACTAGTACTAAACCAGGTGGAAGGGTATGTACTATAATGCCTAGAGGCTTTGCAAAGAGTGTTCTTGCTAAAGCTGCAATCTTACATAAGATTTGTTTCGGAGAAGCGGGACGTAAAGAGTTTATAGCTTGGATAGGAGAAGAACAGGGGCAAGCTATTGACCATCTTAAATATATTAAATATCATTTGGAAATGAACTCAGCGATAAAATATTACTTTGGAGACTTGGATGGTAGCGCACATGGAAAGAAATGGACTGAAAAGGATATTATTACAGCAAAGGGAGATAGAATAATTGCGAAAGGTACTACACAGCGCTTACGAGGGCGTACAGAGATTGATACACGTTATACGGGAATTGTACTGGACGATTTTGAGTCAGAGTTAAATACTAAAACTCCTGCCCGTAGAGATGAAATCAAAAGTTGGGTCATGTCTGCTATATATCCAGCACTAGAAGAATCTGTAGGGCGTGAAGGGTGGATATGGTTGCAAGGGACTATTGTGCATTATGATAGCTTTCTACAGTCAATTTATGATGGTTATAGAGAATCTGCAAAAAATAAGAAAGAGTATCCTTGGGATGTCTCTTTTTATAGGGCTACTAGTGACGGCACAATGGACGGTGAACCCTTATGGCCTGAACAGTTTCCAGTAAAAAAGCTTAAGGCTAAGCTGCAAGGTGAGTTTAGGGATAAACCTGATAAGTTTGCTCAGGAGTACATGAATGATGCGAGAGATTTAACATCAGCAGTATTCAAGATAGATAGAATACAGAAGTATCATGGAGAGTTTTTCGTGCAAGATGGATTTCCGTACCTGCGTTCATATGGACGTGTTATTCCACTCCATGTTTACATGGGAGTTGATATAGCAGCAAGAGATAAACCTGGTTCAGATTTTCAGGTGATACTTGTTATGGGGATAGATTCTGAGGGCAAACGATATGTACTTGAATATTTTCGTGAACGAATCCCTACTTTTGACGTAGCACCAAAGATAGTAGAAATAGCAAGGAAATATGTACCAGTTAGACGTGTGACTATTGAGAATATAGCAGCACAAGAGGTTGTGAGAGATATGGCAGAACGTATTGCTGCCACAGACAGAAGACTTATACCTGGCATTATGAAGGGGATTAAGTATCCGCATAGAGTAGCTAAGGAAGATAGACTTGAGAATGGTTTGGGCTGGATTGTTAATTCAAAGAAACTCTACATTAAGGAAGACATGACAGAACTAGTAAATGAATTTTTTGAACATCCTCGGGCAAGACATGACGACTGTATGGATGCATTGTTCTGTGCTAACCATTATGCTAAGGCGCCAAGAAGTGATAGTATAAGCGAAGATGACTTTCCCAATATAATCAGGAAAAGAACAAAATTAGCCAAAAAGAAGTATAATTGGCTTACCGGCGCACGCCAAATGTAAGAAAAATGCAGAAAAATAAAAAAAAGGTAAAAAAACCCTTGACAATGTTAAAAATATTTCGTATATTGTACCCATAAATGAGATTGATTCTCATTAAAGATAATGGCATTAGAAATAGACCCGAGAGCAAAACTTAACCAAGAGCTGTATAGGCGCTATCGTGACGCTCGCTCCCAATGGGACACTGAGGCACGTACTGACCTTGATTTTGCGCTTGGTAATCACTTTACGGCAAGTGAAGAAGATGAGCTGGCTTCACGCAATCAGGCAGCAGTACCTATGGATAGATGCGGACCAGCGATTGAAAAATTAAAGTCTGTACTAACATCCCGTTCTCCTATATTTAATCCCGCTCCAAGAGAAGATTCGGACGTTAAAATGTCCAAGGTGTGGCGAACAATCCTTGGTTATGTATGGGATATTTCTGATGGGGATGAAAAGCTTAGGCAGGCTATTCATGACTACAGTACTACGGGATTAGGGTATTTATATATTTATGTTGACCGTAATTCAGATTTTGGTAGAGGCGACGTAAAGCTCACTTATATTAGTCCGTTTAGGGTATATGTACCGCCATCTAGCCGTGATAGATGGTATGACGATGCGGATAATGTCATTTTATCAACTATAATAACTAAGGAGCGTGTAATCAGCCTCTACCCCGAATTGGGAGAGCAGATTGACCAGGAGACTGGAGAACCAATACCTGGTATTATAGAGGAGATAGATACATATTCAGAAGAAGACATGCCAACATCAATGCAGAGTAATACACAACGGATATTTACACCTGCAGAGGTAAAAGATTTAGATTTTGGTGAGCACCAGCGCTATCAGATTTTGGAGCGCTTTTATAAAGTTAAAGTTCCATTCTATCGTGTGGTAGAACAGGCATCAGGTAAGGAGATGTTATTTGATGAGGAGATGTTTGCTCTGTTCTTACAGGAGAATCCAGGTATATTTGAGCGTGGATTGCTTGACTTTGAAGAAATATGGCAAGATAGGGTTGCTGTAAGCGCATCTATAGGACAAATATTTTTATACGAGGATATAATGAGTACGGATATTTATCCGCTTGTTTCATTCCCGAATATATGGACTGGAACTCCATATCCCAAGTCTGATATTTCAAGGGCTCGCCCCATACAAAGATTATTGAATAAATTATGGTCATTAGTATTGTCTCACGCTCAAAGCTCCGCTGGTCTCAAGTTGATTGTGCCTGTGGGATTTGCACTAAATGGAATGGAAGACCTTGAACAGAGGTGGGCTAATCCAAATGCTGTTATTGAAGGTGATTCAAGTGCAGGCGAACCGCATTTTCCACAGCCGCAACCACTTGCTGGTGAGTTTTATAGACTTATTCAGCAGTGTGAGTTTTATATAGACTTTACATTTGGGCTTCCAGAAATGATGCATGGATTTTCAGGTCAAGCACCTGAGACTGTACGTGGAACTCAAGCTATGTTATCTGCTGGAGCTGAACGGCCTAAGTCTAAATTGAGAGATGTTCAATTTAGTTTAGATAGAGCAGGGCGGGTTGCATATCAGATTAGCAAGGGACACTATACATTTGAGAAGATGTTTAGACTTGCTCAGCCTAATAATGACATGGATGAGGTCATGGTAAATTTTTATGATGATGTGACAAATACAATTACAGATATTAAGAAGGATAAATTTAATCTGGGTCAGCACGATATCAGAGTAGAGCCAGGTTCTACACTCCCCTCAAGTAAATGGGCAGAGCTTGATGTATACATGCAAGCATTCCAGATGGGGATTATTGATAATATTGAAGTGTTGAAGAAGTTTCCAGATATTTTTGATAAGCAGGGAGTCATTCAAAGAAAAAGTCAGGTTGCACAGCTTGGTTCCGCCTTACAACAAGCACAGCAACAGATTAAGTCTTTGCAGGGACAACTGCAATCAACAACAAGGGAGTCTATATCGGATAAAAAGAGAGTGCAGGTGGAGAAATTCAAAAGCAGGCTCTTTGAAGTCCTTTCGGACGCCGAAGCTGATAGAAAAGTACAAGTAGGTAAGCTTGTAGGAGCAGTGAAGGTCGAAGGTGAGAGATTGAAGTCGTTGACTAAAGATGTCATAAACGAAAGCAGTCAGGCTCGCCAATAACACATTGCAAAAGGAGAAAGCAAAATGGCAGACCAAATGATAGATGATGTTTTAGATGTTAGTAATAAACCTAACGTATTAGATGTACAAGAACCGACATTTACAGAAAATGAAGATGAAACGGTTGAAAATGAAATGGATTGGGAGATTGAGGCAAAAAAGTTTCAGTCTATTGCAGATAAAAGACAAGCGGAGTTGGATTCTGTGGCTCAAAAGCTCGCAGATACTAAACAGTTTGAACAGCTTGGTAATTATTTGCAAGACAATCCAGAACTCGTACAGAAAATGCAAGAATGGATTGTTTCTGGTGGTCAAGAAGGCACATCTTCTCAAAACAGCGCACTAAGTTACGACGAGTTCAACCCTTGGGACGCATACTATAAACCCGAATCAGAATCTTATAAGTTCCGCATGTCGCAGGAACATAAGCTCGTAGGGGAAGCTGTACAGCAACAAATGACTCAGATTCAGCAAGAATCCGCATTACGAAACTTTGTAGGTGAGCTAAAGGGAGTTCATAAACTCAACGATGAAGAAGTTGGAGAGTTTTTGGATTTTGTAGCACAGCCAAAAGATAAGATTGATACGAATTCGCTGATTAAGTTATGGAAGGAGAACAGTGGGAAACATGTTGATTCTCAGAATGCTCTCGATGCTGTACGGAAAACTAAGAGTGGTCCTCAATCTGCTGGAGCAACACCTAGTATTGGTGGTGTCCAAAAGAGTGATAAGGATAAGGTATGGGAAAGTATTGTAGGCGCTGGAAGTCGAAGTAGTGTTTTATAATAAATAACAATAAGGAGAAGTCTAAATGGCTAATTTTAATTCTGGGATTGTAAATGTCGGTACTCCTGGTAGTCAAACTGCGCTATCTCTTGCTAAAGGTTCAAGACGATTATATGACTTTAGTGATAGAGTAGCAGAGTTAGCACCAGAAGAGTCTCCGTTTTTCGTTTACCTTTCCAAAGTAGGAAAAGTGCCAACAACAGACCCTCAATTCCGATTCCTTGAAGATAGAAGTGCAATGCAATGGACTGATAGAAGTTTTACAACTTCAACTAACCTTGCAGCAGTAAGCGTTGGTGCAACTGTAACAGCTACTTTATCTTCAGCTCAATCTTGGTTAATCAAAGGTATGGTCGTACAAGTTTCCTCTATTCAGGGACCCAGTAATGCGCCTAACCATGCGAATGCCGTGATTACAGCAATTAATTCATCCACGTCTATTGATATTAAATGGCTGACTAACCCAGGTTCAGATGCTGACCCTGCGGCTTATGTCAATGCTGCTTCAATGGAAGGTAGGATGCAGGTAATTGGAACTGCTTATGCAGAAGGTTCTGGTGCTCCAGATACTTTCTCTCAAGAGCTTGACCATGATTATGGATATACTCAAATCTTTAAGACAGCTTGTGAGATGTCAAATACTGCAAGGGCAACAGTTTACAAGGGTTATGCTGATGAATGGCAAAGGATGTGGAATTTAAAACTACGCGAACATAAGGTTGATATTGAACGTGCAATGTTGTTTGGTCAGCGTGCGTCTTCTGGAGGTATTAATTACACCGAAGGCATAGCTGGTCATATTATTGCTAACGGACAATCTCAAACTGCTGCTGATAGTGCGCAATTAGTTTATACTGAAGGTCAAGCATACTTGAAAACAGTTGCTGCTGCAAGTTTAACATATGATGTTTTGCTTCGAGACTTAGAGGTTGTTTTTGACCCAGCTAGAGGT